ACACAATGACCGCCCAAATTTGGTTTTACAATCATTGCTGTCTCTATACGAGACTCTATTTTGTCCTCTCTCTCCTCACATTTGTGGTTCGGGTCTAACCCCATCCTACAGCTGAATCCTCATCTAGACCTCTAGCTGTATCTAGTTGCTCATCCACCCAAAGTATGTCCCCCATCTTGAGCCCTAACAGGGGTAGGTACTGTGAGATTTCAGATTTCTTCTTTACTGAACACTTTCTTTCCCCCAACAACGACCTGCAGCCATCCTTTCCCAAAACAGAGTTCAAGCTCTCAGCAGCTTTATCCATAAACTTCACATGATAATACTTCCCAGACCTTTCAAATCTTATCACTGCCTCACCAAACTCTTCTATCTCTGCACTCCAGAGTTTGGGCTCCTCATCTAGTGCATCTATAGCTAAATCTTCTCTCTCTAGCTCATGATCTTCCAATACAGATGAGAAATCAACATCTTCCTGGAGAATATCAATCAGATCTTGACTAGATATAGGCATTGACACCTTCTCCACTGCCTCTTCCATCTTCATCTTCAAGAGACCCATTCGCCGAAGAGAGCTTTCAAAACAATCCCTCACAATTCCAGCAAATGTTGTGTTGTCAATCCCTGCTGTCCTCCTGTCCTCTTCTATGAATTTTGAAGCTGTCTTCCATGCCCAGGAGTCCAGTGATCTCATACAAATCCAACTGCAAGATGGTTCTTTCGAGCCAAAGCTAAATTCATCCTTATTCCTCCAAAAATATTCTGCAGCTACCTCAGATATATCTGTCTCTCTAGATCGGTAACTAATTAAGTTCATTGCCCGACCTTCTTGTAAGAAAATAGACAGATTCAGAATGTCTCCTCTCACTCTAAGGAAGACTTCGTCTGGACTTTGCATCTCTCTTATCCTGAAGGCACCTTCAATAAGCCTAACAGGGCAACCTTCCTCTCTATTTTGGGGCTTGATGTTGAAATTCTTCAATCTTATCAGACATTGTTTCTTATGAGTGATGTCCACCCTGTTGTTCACACCAAGGTCTCCACATAACCTTTTAATTGATTCAATCACATCAAAGAGATATGCATCTGTGCTGATCCTTATTTCCTCTAGCCAGTTCATTGTCCCATCACCATCTATCAGAATCTGCACATTGGTTTTTTCCATGATTCCAGTCCACACCCCTTTCCCCTTGTAGCCAAACTGAGATGACCCCTTCTTGAAAACTTTTTGTGGCTTTGAAAAGCCCCCAATAATACCTGATTGTGCACTTTCGATCTGACCAAGGATAGACCCTCCTTTCTTTTCAACAAAGTTCTTGATCAGACACAAAGACAAGGTCCTTGACTTCTTTATGACTTCAGTGGTATTTGGGAGGGAGAAAGAACAAAAAGCTTCCCATATCAGCTTCTGCTTCTGTTCATCAGTGTAGGGACCATTCAAGATCATGAAGAGCAGGTGTTTTAGCAGTCCAACTGATTCTATCCTTTCATGTGTATCAAGGCTAGTTTCATCATCTAGCATGAAGCCAGGGAAAAAATTGTTTTTCAGCACCTGGTGAATTGTGGAAACACCTGCTGCCTTGCTCACAGGGGCTCCTAGTAGCCTCACTGTCCTGGACTTGATGTCAACATGGGCAATGAAGTTTCTAAATTGGACATGACTGTTGAATGGTCCATCAGCCAAAGTGTTCTCATGGCTGCTGCTCAGCCATGCAAAGGAAGCTCTCAATTTGTCCCATTCTTCAGTCAACAGTCTGGGCCCAAGCTTAGTTCTTTTCACTCCAAACCATATCTCAGCAACAAGGTCTTCAGCTCTGCATCGAAGGTCAACTGGTTCGTTGAAAAGCTCTATCCTGCTCCTCACAATGTTCTTTTCTTTGATGATAAACTTCCCTTTCATCACAAGCATTTCCTCAAGGATGGCTTGAACTCTTTCATACTCCTGAACTTGTGGGAACAGCATCCTCTCTTGGTTTGGATTCAACTTCCCTGAGTGCTGCATCGCAGATTCAGAAGACATGACCAGCAGTTTTATCAAGCTTGCCTTTTGAGTTGCACCTCTACCATGTATAGAAGGTGCAAACTTGAAACAATGCCTTGACAGTAGATACACTCCAGCTGCAACTACTCTAGGGACAACATGTCCTTTACTCAAGCTGCTTATGACCCCTGGACTATGTATCTTTTCTGCAAGTTTTAAAACCAATTCAGCCTTGCTCCTTGGCCGTCTGTACAGGATGCTGGGGTTCTGATCAATCTGTTCAATCCAGTCTGTAGGCAATCCCAGCTTATCAAGCAACTTTTGGTACTTCTGCCTGTCCCCCCAGAATATCATAACAGAATGGCTTAGAGTACCCCCTGATGTTGAGTCTAGAGCTCTGTAATCAATATCATCCTTTGATTTTTTCTGGATTTCATTGAAGTAAAATGCATACTTTCTTCCCAGGTCTGTGAACTTGCACTGCCTCCAGAGGTTGAATCTGAACCCTGCACCCCCGGCAAATGTTGGACAGTCTAGTATGAAGAAGCCCAAAGCAGGGTCCTTGTCTTCAAGGAGTAGCCCCATGAAGATTCCAAATAGGGGATGCAAGAACATGCCTAACAGCATGTAATGATGTAGACATTGAGCTAATTGAATTATGTATGTGAGAGAGAATGATGCACCACCCTCTAAGCATTGTGTCAACAGATTAGCATAATCTTCTTGCCGACTGGCTAGGGCCTCTGTCTCTGAGATCTGGTGAGAGGCAGCAACCCATCTGAGAGTTGGCCTTATCAGCTGCTTATGGAAATGAAATTCTGAGTTGTACTCCACAACGTACAGAGTGTTGATAGTTGATTTCTCTGAGGAGTAGATTCCAAAATAAGGATTCAAGTGTTTAACTGACAACAATAGCCTAGCTATTAAGAATCTTCCACATAATTCTTCCTGGTCTGATGTCGCTTTAAAGCTCACCATTATGGATGAGTCATCAGAGCCCTCAAGCACATCCACTACCCCATCTATGCTCTTTCCTCGTATTCCCTCCTTGAGCTTTGTCATGAAGTAGCTCTTGTAGAAACTCTGAACACAAGAGTGCAAGAGGCTTGAGGTGAAGTGCAGGATTCCCTGCATCATTCCTGTTTCAGTCTCTAGGTATGTGCAGCCTTTCTTAAGCCATGGTATCTCTTCATTCCCATGGAATGCATTTGTCATCTTCACTCGGAAGGGATCATCAGATGAACACATAGCTTTGTGGCTAATTGACTCCAGAAACTTTAAGTCTATCATCATCCTCTTCCTCCTAAACATGGAGATGCCCGACCAAATAAATCTGTGGAATTTTACTGGTACAAACCAACACAATACCATGGCAAGTTTTGTTGTATAGTGCCCTTGGTTCCACTTTGATGCATCATTTGAAGAATTGATGTTTATGGAGTTGTGACCAAGCTGCTTAGCTGATTTCAGCCCATGGTTTTCAATTATGCTCGACTTTAGTCTGGGGTTGGCAACTGTCTCGTGTGGGCTAAGCTCGCATACACACCTGGCCATTGTTTCAATTCCAAATTGGATTAGCCTGGACTTCAAGTCCATAACATATATCTCTCTTAACCCCCCATGCTGGTTTTTCTTGAACAAGCAGATTCTCATGCAACCATCCTCTAGCACAGCCTTCCATGCTTCACCAGCTGCATCCAAGTACCACATAATTCCCTTCTCGATGAGTTCCCCCACTTTTTCAATTAGTTTGCTCCTATGGTAAGTCTTTGTTCTAACCTCCTCAAAAATTTCCCATTCTTTGGAGAAGTTGCTAGAAGCTTTCATAGTTGCTAGGTCAAGCAAATTTTTAGAACCCAAATCCCTACAAATCCTCTCCTCTAGGGATTGTTTCCAGGTCCTCCCATGTCTGTTCTCTATTTCCTTCTCTAATGACTGGCAAGCAACTCTCAAAAGGCTCCTACTAAACTCATGCCTTTCAGGAACCACAGGGTCACCCCACCCTAGAAAGTCATTAGACAGGGGTTTTTCTTCTTCTATCTCCACGATCTTGCTGTACATGGCTCCTAGAGCATTCTGCTCAGTAGTCTCTTCCTTGTTCTTGTAGTATCCCATGTACCAGCAATTGACCATGATCTCTATTGAACATGACCTTCCGCTGATTGGGTTGAATGTCCCAGACCAGGAGACTTTCCCATTGCTTGTCAGCAACTTGAAAGGACTGCTGGCAACTCTCACGATGGTCTCAATATGCTTTTTGAAGAGAAACACCTGGAGCTTTGTCCTGAGTGGCCCCTCCAGCTTCTTAAGCATCTTTTGAGGTTTCGGTAGTAACGGTTGAGACACAAAACCTTCCATCTGTGAATACCTCATGAGTGTGACAATCTCCTCTGTTCTAGATTTGTCCTCCAATGACATTAGGAATGTCATTGCTACCTGCTCTCTCAGGTCACTGTTTGCTTTCTTTGATATCCAAGGCGCATAGCCTAGTTTCTCTCTCCAAAATGCAATTGCATTTAGCATTGTACAAGGTAAGTTTACCAGGTTAGTTAGTTTACAAACCTTGAGGCTCTTGAATTCTGTGAGTTCCCATTCTCCTGATGAAATTGTCTCTGTGAATACTCCTCCCATTAGTCTTCTGGCTATTTTTTCTTTCCTCACTGCTAGGCTGTAAAAAATGTGGGAAGATGACTTTGTAGGCTTTATGATGACATATATGGGCCAATTCATGAGTTTTTTTATGATAAACTCTCCTGGCTTGCAATGCTGTTTGATTGCTGCTGCTAGTTCTTGAGCCAATGCTGACACCCACAGGCTCCACTGAACACTTGTAGTATCAAAGTTTCTCTTAAAAGAATTTGATAGCTCAGAAGAAATCTCTGACTCATGAATTTTATTGGCAGCTTCAACTAGAGTCCACAACTTTGTAGCCACTTCAGAGTCTGAGAAGCCACAATGCATCATGAGGTTGTTGTGCAGAAGGAAGTCCTCAATCTCGTCTACACATACAAATGGGCTGAGGGGCTGATGTGATTCCCTCTCCTTAGCTTGGACAGCAGCTGATGACCTCCACTTCTTCCCCTCAACTCCTTGTAGTGCAAATTCTAATTTGGATTGTTCAGATAGATGAGGTCTCAACCTATGAAATTTTATTTTTGTACTACTATCTGATTCTTTTTCTCCTTTTGGGTCTGATACTGCAATCTCCAACTCCTTCTCTGGGTCACTGATGACCCCTTCTACATTCCCTAAGGAAATCTCAAGAAAGGCAGAATACCATAACTCTCCATATGGGCTGTCCTTCTCCAAACCTGCTGCACACACATTTTCCTCTACACTAATGCTGGAAGGTTCAGGTCTTACAATCCAATCTGGCAACTTCACTGTACTCTTCTTAATGTTCATCTTTTTGTTGCTCCTATCATGCATCTTGTTCATTAGCAGCAGAGCTTCATCATTTGCATCATGACCATTCTTCTCTAGCCTTTTTGATGTTGATTCTCCACCATTTAGATAATGATTGCTTATCATATCCTCATGAGTAGATTTTTCAACCTTAGACATGGTCTCTACCACATATTTCAGATCTGTAGGGTTGTTCAGAAAGCTCAAGAGCATTTCTTCCTCTGCATTAGGAAACTCTTCTGAGACCTTGCTGAGGTTGGGGTCAAACAGCCCAAAGAATGAATTTGCCCTTGCCATTGATTCCAGCTCATCTTCTGTTTTCTGAAGCTCAATGTCAGCATCCATTGCTCTTGCCTGATTGAACACCTCATTTGCCAAGCAGAACCGATACATCAACTCTTCAGCTTCTTCTTGAGTCAGTGGAACATTAGTCAAAACATTAGAAGAACCCACTACTATGATGCCATAGAATATGCGTGCTCCAGGCATGACATCTAACCTTCTCAGTATTGGCTCTCTATATTTGTCAAGCTTGGCTCTAAAAGCTATCTCCAATCCATGCATGTTCTGACTCCTGGTTGTAGTGTACTCCAGTACAACAATGCTCCCGTCCCTGCGGGTCAGGATGACATCAGGCGTCATCCCATCTGATCCATCATGAATAATTGGGAAGACTTCTCCCAACTTCCTGTCTGTCGATTCACTCAAAGCACCAAAAGTGAAGTCATGATTGATTTTGTATGCCTCTGACAGCTTAATGCATATCTGCCCGGCAGTAATGGAAGATCCCATTTGTGATGCTGAATCAGGAATCAATCCAATATCAACTTTAACCCCATCATTGTCAACTGATACATCAAGTGCTGGAAGCTCTGGCCTGTCATACACTTGGTCATAGGTCCCTGGCTCTCCTTGATTGTAGCCTGGGCCTATTGTCAGTCTCGTGCATATCTCATCCAAGTTCATTTGGGC